TTTTACAATACCTACTTGAGCAAACTTAGTATCTGTTGGGAAATCTTTTGTAGAATCATCAAATCTTGCATATATCAAAACCTTATCAGTACCAAGTTCTGTGTAAATGTCATATCCGTGACCAAGAGATGGTGGGATGATAGGAACAAGTTTTGCCCGTTGGTTTGATGGATGTTGGGTATCCTGTAAAGCACCTAAATCCACAACACCATAACTATAACCTTTACCACCAGAACTTACAGTAACATCCTTAACTATACCAGAGACAATATCAACTCTTGCCTTTCCATCTTCACCATCACCAATAATTTTAACCTCTTGTCCTAATCCATCAGCATATTTACCACCTGCATTATCAATATACACATGCTTAATTTGATTATTATTTACAGTGGAATCACCATTTTCTCGTATACTTCTAATTTGAGCATCTGTACTAGTTGCCCAACCGTTAGGAACGGTAATATACTCTGTAGAATCAAATTTAAGTATATCTGATGGAGATACTGTATACATATATTTCCAAATATAACCATCTCCACTAGTACCAGCTCTAGAAGGTTCTAAATCAGTAAATGTTGGTTCATCTTGAGAAATATTACCTTTTGGATTTTCACCAGTTGATCCGTTAGAAACACAAAGATAAACTTTAAAATCAGAATTCATTACATAATAATTTGCACCATATAATCTACTCGATTCTTTTATAGGACTTGGATTACTTACACTATAATCATCTCTATAAATTTCATAACGATTTCCAGCAGTCCAGTCAATTCTTCTGATAATCCTTCTAATATTAGCAGAAGAAATTTTCTTACCATACATCATGGTGTCGCCAACATGAGCATGCCTAGAAAAATTATCTACAGGATCTGGTGTATTTGTATTCCAGTTTGTATCTCTTCCAAATCCAACTGTTGTTGGATTAGGTAGTCCAATGAAAACGTAATAAGAATTGTCATCAGACTCTACTGATTCTACAAAGTTATTCGCATTCAGAATTCTAAATTGATCAGTAACAATTGCCGACATTTTTATTAACTAAGACTTTTTTTCTTTATTTATAGTCGTTATTATTGATTAACTTATTTGAATCCTAATAGCACCAGTATTCCTCAAACCTTTCAGAGAAGATCTAGCATAACTTCTTCTTTGAATTGTTGGGAATGTGCTTAATCCAGAATCAACAGTTAACCCAGTAACATCTAAAGAGATTGGTGAATCTGCTCTAGTAGCATTATATAATCTACCCCATGATATTTTTCCATAAGTTGTAGTCAAACCAATATTAGTTGGTTCGTCTATATTAACTCCACCTGCATCATGGAATCCAGTAGCAGCTAATCCAGCAATAACATCATTTGTATTTTTTATGTTACAAACAATCTCACCATTTTCACCAGATGTATATGCAATTTCAGAAACCTTATAGATGTTATCCATAAATCCTGATCCAATTGCAATAATCTCACTATCATTATTATCAACAGATGTAGTTGGATCTCCACCTATACCAGCAATGAATCTGTTATTATTTGGTTGAATTGATCCATCATTAAATGGTAAGTATTCAGCATCAGTTTTTGCTCCACCAACAGTAAATGGTGTATCTGAAATATAAACATAATGACCTGCTTTCAAGTCAGTTGTTGGTTTATCTGCACGGAAAGCAAATCTTAGTGCCAATGGATGACCATTTGTTCCTGCTGATGTGGAGATACCAGTAATAATACCTGCAAATCCTTGTACATTCTTTATTTCCAATATCTTTTCAGATCCATAATATGCATCTGGTATCACAACTTGTGGTGGGTTGGAATGAGTATAACCTAAACCAATATTTGTTATGTTATATCCAGTAATTTTCCCATTATTTACTGTAGCATTTGCTTCTGCAAAAGTTGAAATTCCAGTAACTGCATACTTATTTCTTTCAGTTGTTCCAATACCAACTCCAATTGGAGCAGAGATTGATAATGTAATAGCAGCACCAACATATCCATTACCTTCTTCGTTAATTACTAATGATTCAATATCACCCTTATTACTTACTATTGCAGTAATTGCAGCACCTACAAAGTTGGCAGGTGGTAGTAATAATGCGTCAACAGATTCGATAGAAACTCCATATCTATCTTCTACTTTAAGATGTAATGGTGCTTCTTCATAGAAGAATGCTTCGGCATCATCTACAAATATTCCATCAGTTTCTGCTGTAGTAGATCCTGTAGTAGATCCTACACTTGCAATAATTTTTGCTGTTGGATAAATCTGGGGTTCTAATTGTTCTCTTGCTTTTGAAATTAAATCACCTTTAATCCAGAAATCAGTTTTTTGCTTAGTCCAATCTAATGGTTTAGCATAAAATTCTGTTATTCCAATACCAGTGTAAACTGTTGTTTCAACTAAATCAGATCCCAATATAGATTTAACTGGTCTATCTTTTTCTTGAGTCTCTGTAAATGGTTCTACATTTGGATTTAAGAAATCTGGATGTTTAATAAGATGAATATCATCTCCAATTTTTATAGTTTCATTTACATCAACTATCTCAATATCAACACCCTCTTCTCCTTTATAGAAGAATACATCCACCTTATCACTTGCCATTGGTGCTTCAGTGAAAGTAAATGTAGTTCCACCTTCAAATTGGTATGAAATATTAGGTGTTTGTAAAACTCCATTTACGAATATCAACAATACCGCATTTAAATCTATTTGATCTGAGAGTGCAGATTCTTCATCAACTTCAAATGATAATAATTGACCATTGAAGAATAATGGGAATCTTCTTCTAGATCCAGTTTGCATCAATGAAATACTATCAATAAAATCTAATTCACCGAATTGCCATGCAGAGAAGAAATCACTAAATGTCTCTACAACTTCAAGTTCAAACTCTTGAATTGGTCTCTGTAATCTCTTATCAATAACCAATCCTTGTGGTTTAAACTTATCACCAATCTTAAACGAATGTCCTGGTCTTGCAATTTCAAATTCTGAAATTTCAAACATACTTCTAGCAATACCAACACTAGTTCTAGCAGCACCAACTGCCATATTCATAAGAAGATTATTACCAGTATCTGTAGTCTTACCTACACCCAATCTAGAAATACCTACAATAGGAACATTTTCATAAATTGGATCTGGTAATTGAATTTCTGGGTTAACATACTTTCCACCAGGATCTTTAATAACTAAATCTAACGCACCGCCTGTTCCTGCAGGTGATTTTCCTACCATTACTCTGAAGGTATCAGCAGTTGCTTTTCCTACTGGTAATGATACACCAAAAGCAGGGTCAGATGTTCTTGGATATGAGTGTAAAGTCTGATGCAAATCATGCTCACAAGTAAACACTAATGAATTTGAAGCAATTGTGACAGTTTCATTAGATTTCTGAATACATCCATTTATTGCTGGTTGTATAAAGGTATGTGGATATTTTTCTGATGATGGATTTGGATTTACATTAACTGTAAATGTATCAAGTGAAGCATTCGTAATGAATAACCATCTTCCACTAGCATAATCAGTAGGTCTTGGATAATGATGTCTAGTTACATTTCCATCTTTAGTACAAGTGAATGTTAATGAATTATCTTCAATAAGAATTGTATCAAACTGAGCAAATCCATGATTATTTTTAGTAATTGTTAGATCACCTGTTATTTCATTATATGAAACATCTGAAGGTGTCATTGTGGTTGCACCACCAACACCGTGACTAGTTTTTATTACTGTTAATTCACCAGTTGCTGGATTATACTTAGCATTAGTTGGTGTTAAAACACCACCAGAACCTATAGTAAAACTACCTGCACTAGAACTTACAAATTTATGTTTATTTGTAGCAACTTTAGCCTCAACTATAGCTCCTCTACCACCTCCACCACCAGTACCAACATTAACGGTGAAACTATTATTAGCAATTCTCTCAACACCTACTGTTTGTCCTGATGCTGGATCGGTTGTTCTTGGATAAGTATGAGGGCTTCTATGACTATCTCTAGAACAAGTAAATGTTAGTGAGTTATCTACAATAGTAACTGTATTAGATGCCTTTAAAATGCCCCCTGATAGCACGGAATCAAATTGATGGGTATAATTGCCACCTGTGCTTATACAATTCGCCACAGCACTGACAAATGTGTGACGAGAAGTGTTTGTAGATGGTTGAACTGATAATACTTGTACAGTAATAGTAGTATCTGTTACAGATTCAATCTTAATTGCAGTATCATTATATGGATCAGAAGATCTTGGATAAGTCTTAGTTGATGTGTTATTATCAACATCACAAGTAAATCCTAAAGAATTAGTTGCAATTTTAATACTTGTACCTGGTCTTAATGTATGTGATCCTATGTGCAATTCCATCAAACCAGTTACAGGATCATAATCAGCATCAGATGGTGTAAATGTTACTGTTGGTGATGTTCCTACATCAATTTTAAAGGTATTTGTAGTCTTATTCTGAACAGCAACCCATTTTCCACTGATTGGATCTGAAGGACGAGGATATTTGTGAACAGATCCATAATTATCCATTTCACACTTAAGTGCTATAGAATGATCCTTAATTTTAATTAAATCACCATTAACAAATGGATGACCAGCCATTGTAACTGTTATCTTACCAGTAGATGCACTATAAGCAACGCTATCTGGAGTGTGTTCTGTTGCTGCCTGTAAATTATGTGTTCCGACAGTCAATACCAATTCACCACTTTCTGAATGATAATCAACAGTTGATGGTGTGTATTGTGTTCCTGTATTTGCAGTAACTGAATTATCACCAGAACTCACAAACTTATGTTCGTATAGTATGTCAGTAACTCCAATAGCAACTGGTTCACGATAACCAGATCCCATAGTTAAATCATTCCAGAATTCATATGTCCATCCACCACCGTGATACACATGTGGAATAGTTGACATACCAACTTTTACTTCAAAACTTCTTTCAGATACAATACCAACTAATTGTAATGCTTTTTCTTTATCCTTTGCATTAGGTCTTTCATCTTGGAATAATGAAGTTGTAACGCCAACATAATTTAAAGATTGAACACAATCAGGAGTTGCTCCAACAAAAGTGTGTGCGTCTGTATTTGTAGGTGATATTCCAAATAAAACATTTACTTTGAAAGTATCTGTTGTAACATTGGAGATAGTCATATACTTATCAAAAGCAGGATCAGTGCTTCTAGGATATGACTTATCAACCTGTCCACCACCACCAAATCCACAACTAAATGTAATTGATTCTTCTTTCAATTTAATAGAATCACCATTTGAAAGACCATGATTAGTAATTTTTATTACCATATCACCAGTATTAGGATCATATGTTGTACCAGTGATAGGTTGACCAACAGTATATGTTGGACACTTAAATTCTAATCCCTTTAACTTAACAGTATTGGGAGATCCTAAACTAAATCCATGTACTTTATTAGTAGTAACTGTAATAATACCAGTTGTATTATCGTATGCAGCAGTTTGAATACCAATAGTAAGACCAGATGAAGTACCTAAACCAACAATACCATTAATTGACCTATTGGCAAATCTATTTGTATTTTCAAAGGATTCAACTTTAACTTTAGCACCAACTAGAGGAGCGTATCCAAGACCAGGTGTTGATCCCATAGAAACTATTAGACCACCTCTTGGAAGTTGATTCTGGTTAATATCAAACTCAGATTGCATCATTTGACCATTTTCTGAGCTAATACCAGTGAATACTACACTTGATACGCCAACATTAGTATCCTGTTCAAACTCATAGTTATTTCCAGCATTATTAACTGTTAATGGTGTCTGGAATACTCCATTGATGAATAGAATTCCATTACCAATACCAACACCAGTTTCTGTGTTAGCACCACCAACTGTCATAGTATATGTTCTTCCTATTCCAGTAAAGTTATCTGAAATATCATCAAATACCATATTTGTTGTATAATTTTGTCTTAGGAAGGTTCTTCCACTAAATTCTGCTCTTACATATGGAAGATTAGTTTCATTCCTTCTTTCTCTAGTATTTCCTTTTGGTGGATCTAAGAACCAAGCAGTACTATCAACAATATTAAATGATCCTCTATGAACTCTAGCAGCAGCACCATCTGCGTGTTCTGTTGCTCCAATACCTAAAGATCCTCTTCTTACTTTAACAACAGGTAGAGTGCATATTCCAAGAGCAACATCTTCTGCTTTATTGATAATTCCTTCAGGAATACTTGAGAATCCAATTTGCTCAACCTTCATATATTCTTGTCCAATCTTCAACACATCTCTAGGTTGAACAGAACTTATTCCACTAAGAACAAATTGTGAATTTCCAATACCAATACCACCCTCTTGATCAAGATTATGTTCAATTGCAGTAAATGTAATTGGTTGCTGCACAATTCCATCTAAACCAATGACTGTTTTAGATAACTTCTTAGTCATCTCAAACTTATGTGCATTACCTTCACCAACTCCAGTTAGTTTAACGGGAAGACCTGAAGTGATATATTCTTTTTGAGTATAAAGTTCTATGTTATTAGAATCAATTGCCTTAACAAATACTGTAGAAGGTAGTATATCAGTGACAACACCAACATTATTAGCAGTTGAACCAATTGAAACTGCAGTAGATCCAATACCAACAAAAGTAGAACCTGGAATATAAGTAATTTCTTCATTATTATTGAAGAAATGATTAGGTATATAAAATCCAGTTTGTTCTAATACTAGATCTGCAGGATTGAATATCTTACTATAAATTGGAGTTCCTTCAAATGTTAAATCAAAATTAACTTTGTTTGCTCTAGTTCCATTTACACCATCATATGCAGATAAGATTATACTCTTCTCTAAAGGTCCATATTTTAAGGATAATGGTTCATTTGCAAAATCATTAATAGTATTAAGAACTTCATTGTATGCCTGAACTTCAATTAGAGTTGTTTGTGAAGTATCTGGATAGAAATTAAGTTCATTATAGTCACCAACAGTAACAGTTCCAAATGTACCTAAACCACTAGTAGTAGCACCTGTAAATGGATACTGAATAGTTGTTGTATCAGCACCATCTTGAATAGAAACAATCTGGTGCATAGCAGAACCACCAGTTTCGTTAGATACCCTAACAAATGATTTAACTGCAGAATCAATATCTTTATGTGTTCTTGTAACTAATATTGGTGTAGAAGTTCCAGTATCATATGTTGATTCTAATCTACCACTTCTTTCTGCACCTACAGGTTGTCCAGGAACTGCAAATCTATAAGTTCCAATTCCAGCAGTTGTAGTACCTAAACCAACAACATTTGTACTTACATTAATTACTCTCTTAGTTTGATTTTCACATTCAAAGTAAATTGTTCCAGCATCAAATCTAGCAGTTAGAACTCCAACTTGAGATGAACTATAACTTATGTTTAAAGTATCAATATAAGATTCTGTATAGTAAAGATTTGTTCCATCAAAGTCTACAACAATTTCACCATAGTTAAGATCTTTAGTAATATCATCCTGCAGAACAACAGATGCATAGAATCCATTGAAATCAGTATGATCAAATGTTTCTAAAGTTGTTGTTGTAAATCCAGAAACATTATTGTTACTATCAGTATCAGCAATAGCAACTTTAACATTAGATGCCTTAAAATCAATAGATCCAATAGTATTTGTTCCATCAGCAATTCTATTAGTAGTGAAATCTGTCTTATAAACTTTAATATCATGATCTCTATCATATCTTTCAATAGGATTAAAGTTTAAAGTCTTTCTTTGGAATGAATCGGAAAGTGCTTCAAAATCACCCAATTTATGCTTTGTCCAATCAGTAGACTTTTCTACCAAGAAAGCATCATTTGTTGTAGTTAATACAACCATATCGGACAACTGAGCATCCTGTGTGTCTGCATCTACTATCTGTACGAGATATCTTGCAAAATTACTATCAATTTCTTCAATTTCTGTAAATAAATCTTGCAATCCTTTACTTGAGAACTTATTACTAATATCATCATGAAGAAGAACTCTATTTGTCTTACATTTTGTATAATCAGTTAATTTTAAATTTTCAAAAGTAACAAATTTAGATTTATTTCCTCTAGTATCATAATCTTTTGCTAAATCAAAATTGTTGATTGTATCAACTCTTCTTTCACCTAAAAGATCAACAACAATAACTGGTACTGATGAAACACTAGTTCCTACACCAACATTTCCAACAACAGTCTCAATTGATGTATCAGCAAAATTCTTTAGTCCAGATGGATGCACTAATCGGTTTACTGGATCAACAAACTGATCCCAAGTTATTGGACTCTTAACAGAATATGAAAGATTCTGGAAATAATCATTATTTGGAATTACCTGAATATCTTCATTTAACTTACCACTATCATCCGTCCATCCATATTCTTGACGATTTGCATAATCAACTTCAAATCTTGCCTTATTTTCAACTATAGATGTTATGGTTGCAGAAACATTGCTAGTTTCACCTTTTATTCTATATCCAGCCTTAAGTCTAAATGTTCCATCAATTTTAATAAAATCTTCTCTTGTGTCAGAAATTTTTATATTTTTAGAAATGAATTTATTATTTTCCTCTACAAGTAGTGGTTCATTTATAATAAACTCTCCTCTTTCTTGAACAGCTTCAAGAATTGGATAATTTCTCTTATTGACAATATTTGCATATCCAGATTGGTATGTTTTTGCAATACCTGGATTAGTTGTTAATCCAGTTATACTATATTTCAATACTGCTGGATCTGAGTTAACAAAATCTTGAACCTTAAAGAATCTAAATTGGTAGTTTGATGAGTTATAACCATCTCCACCAGTAGCAACACCAGCAGAAACATTACTCTGTGTTCCAATACCTGCTTCACCAAATAATTCAACACCTTCAACAAATACTTCATCTCCAGTTTCAAATGGAGCAACTCTAAATCCACCAATAGGTGTTTCTAAGGTACAAGTAACAATACCTGAACCACCACCCTCCATAGAGTTAATTCCAATACCATTTGAATTGTTAATAGTAATAATTCTATGATTTATTGAATTTAATCCCTGAATAGGTGCAATTACTTTAACATCAGATATAGTTTGATATGGTACTTCTGCTAACAATGAAGTATCATCAATAATTTCATTTTTTTCAGGATCGTATACAATAATATCGGGAGAACTTAGATACTCATTACCACCATCAGTAACAGTTATTGCAACTATACTATCTAAATCATCAATTCTAACTACTGGAGAAACAAATGCTTCAGGACTTAATGTTTTATCCGATGAATATTCATATCCAAAATCAACAATTCTGACACTATTGATCCTACCTATAGAAGTTGATAATGCTACAATATTAGCATTTTTTCCATTAAGACTAACAATTGATGAAAATTTTGGAAGTTGCTTGTAATCAAATCCTTTTGATATTACTTTAATCTCTTTTACAGCACCAACAACCGATCTAGATTCTGTGGCATATTCAATTGTATCGCATTGATCTTCTTTATATGATAGAAGTTCTGGAATTGATCTTGGAGAAACTTTGAATGTGTCAGAAGTTATACCAAAAATCTTATAATCTCCACTATAAGCACTATCAACAAAATTAATTTCTGAATAATTTGGAATTGTAGTGTCTGCAGTACTGATATATCCAGATTTTTCTAATGTATAATACAATCTAGAAGGTGTTGTTTTTGAAAATGCAAGTGATATTGTTGATTCAGTTCCAACACCAACTGTACCTACACCACTTATATTGAAATTATTATTATCCTGAGAACTAATAAATTCATTCTTAAATTCCTTATCATAAAATACTTTTAATTCATATCCAAGTAGAGAAGAATCAGAAACATTAAATGTTAACTTAGAATTCTTTATTACATCTATTTGTGGATTAATTGCAGCAACTGTATGGTCAACAGCACCAGTAGATGAAATACCAATCAATAATGGTGGATCTACTTGAACATCTTTTAGAGTTTTAGCTACACTAAATTGATCCCTGTTTAACTCATAAACAAAGTAACTAGAGGAAATTGGCAACCCACCAACAGAACTTGTATTTTCATCTGCATCATAGAATATTTTATCTCCAGTTTTAAATCCATGACTTGGAACTGTGATACGATTTGTTGTTGTGTCAATTCCTGCAGAAGTAAATCCAACTCTATTAACTAATATAATCTCATGATCTTCATTGTATATTAATGAAAGTGGAGCAGTACTTCCTACACCAACAACGGTATTTGGAACTACATTTAAAGAAACTACATCACCATTTGATAAACTATGAGACTCTGTATTTGCAACTGCAATATTTGCAGTAACTGTTGATACAATTTTATCAATATCACCAGTAACTTGTTCAAAAGTAGACTCTAAAAGATATTCATAATCATCAGATTCATTACCTTTAAAGAATAATCCCTCACTAGTAGTTGCCGCACCAACCTGAGTAACTAAACCAACATAGTTTTGACCTTTATTGATTGCATAAACAATTGAACGATCAGTAGTTACATTAGGTAAACTAAAGTTAAGAACTGCTTCCTCAGTATCACCAACAATTAAAGAATTTGCAGTCCCTCTCTTACTAAAGATTAACTTTTGACCCGTCTTAAATGGATGGTTTGGTAAATATATTGCTCTAGTTGGAATAGAAACTTCAGATATAGTATCACCAATTCTATATTCCTTAGTAATACCACCACCAACAGTAACACCAGTTCCTACTGCTTGACTTGCGTTAAAATATACCTTATTGTTTATTTTAGATTCAAATTGCTTAGTTTTAACTGGTATACTGATATGACTATTCAATATATCAATATTAGATCCATAAGTATGTGCAATTCCAGGTCCAAATCTCTTGACTCTAAGAATTGATCCCATATCAAAAACATTCAATACTTTAACTAACTCATCTTGATCTATTTTTAAAGTAGATCCAATAGAAACAGTATCTGGTATAATATTTACATAGATGTCATCAACTCTACCATCAACAACTGCATTAGAAGTCATTGATTGTGCTAATCCAATTGTATTAGTACTTACACCAATCTGGAAAGAATCAGTAAGATATACTATAGAACTACTAAGTCCAGATACAGATATTGTATCTTTATCATTTAATTCAATAAATGGTAAATAATGTGCTTGTACTTCAGTATTATTCTTCCAAGTAAATACTGCATTCTCATAAGATTCTAATTCAGTCTCAATAGAAGAAACTCCTAAACCAACAATACTCTTAACTTGTCCACGAAGACCAGAACCACTAGTTCCAGAATTATCAAAAATGGTAAAATCTCCAACCTGATATCCAATACCACCATCCAAGACTTCTAATCCGTCAATTTCACCAACAGTTACAGATTCTATTGTACTTAACTGTCTTACACGCTCATTAGATTCAACTATAAAGTCATTGTTTGCATCAGGATCACCAACCTTGTATGGGAAAGTGTTTCTAGCAAATGATGTATTATTAAAATCAAATGAATGTGATAAAGTGGTATTTGATGATATGAAAGGTGAACGATATGTATTACCAATAAAATATGGATACTTAGGTTCTAATTTTCCAATATTTGGACCAGACATTGCAGTAGTAACACCAGCAAAGTATGCATATATTCCATTTGGAAACTCTGGAGTCTTACAGAATCTTCCATTATGAACATCTAAATCACCTGAAGAATCGAAATAGTAATCTTCCGTAAAGAATCCTTCATCAAAAGCATTTGGTCTATTATTAACTTGTGTCATATCCAGTTTATAACCTGGATTCATTAACCTAACGACTGGACCTAATTCATCAGTTTTAGAGAAACCAAAAGGACCATATATTGGATTTCCATCATATGCCCATCCTATAATAGGAGAGTGTGATGTTCCATTATCATTAAATGTATTTGCTATATCTTCATTATATCCATATAAACCAAAATGCAATTCTTCATCATTACCTTCTATATTAAATGCACCGAGTCTCTTTCTACTATCAACAGTTAACCTTCTAACTCTAGGTTCAAGAAGACCATTAATTCCTGTTGATTTTACATATAATTTTGTTTTGTCTGCACTATAACCAATACCACCATTAATAACTACAACACTAGTTAATTTTCCATCAGTGATAACAGGTCTTAAAATAGCACCATTACCAGTAACACCAGTAGTTGTAATTCCAGTAGTTTCAACTTCAATTTCTGGTAATGAGAAGTAATCTTTACCTCTATTCAAAACTACAGCATCAACTATCTTACCTTCTACTATAATTGGTTTTATTTCAGCATCTCTTCCTACTTTTATTTCTACAACAGGATTTTTCTCATGATTTAGGATTGGAGATCCATAATTATCTCCTTTCTCATACAAATATGCCTGAGATATTTCACCAGTAACAACAGGAGTGAAATTAAAAGATCCTGTAACTGTTGAAGCATAAGAAACCTCACAATTTACAGAAATATCAGGATATTTAAATATCTGATATCCAATTCCTGTGCTTGTTAAGTTAACAAATTCTCCTCTGTCATAATTTACTTTTGATGGGGTAGTAGTAATTCCTGCATTTGCTAATTTAAAGGAATCCTCGTCAATCTTCATTATATAATAACCAATATTAGTGTCCAATCCACCAATACCAGTACCTGTATTATGATATTCTACTAAATCACCATCGTTAAATCCATGATTTTTAAAGTTTATAGTATCAAACGCTACAGAAATTCCTGATGGTTTTACATTTAGTTTTCTATATGAATATCCAGAACCAGAATTTAATACTTTAACTGACTGTAATACATTCTTAGTAGATGTTCTAAACTTATGGATACCACTTGCATTAGTAGCAGTAGACAGTCCAATAGTATTGATGCCTGTCATTGCATCTTCATAAGAATTATAAAGATGAATAGTTCTTGTATTGACAACACTAACATTATATGGAGCACCAGTTGCTAATGTTCCATCTGAAGTATTTGTAGTATCGAATGCAGGACCTATACCAAGATTAGCATTACCATTACTGTTGTAGTAAACTACCTCACCATTTGCCAAATTATGCTCTGTGGTGAATGTAATTGTTTCCTTTTCAATTGATAAACCACCAGAAAAGAATATATCTCTACTATCAAAGGATAATTCACGAACTCTTTTACTTACAACAGGTTCTAATTGACATCCAATACCATTACCACCAGTAATAGAAACTGAAATTACATCATTTATATCAAATTCATGTGGATCTACATAAACCTTTTTAACAGATCCAGTTATAACAGGTTCAATTAAAGCAGTTGTACCTGTACTAACTGTGCTATCATCTGTAATAAGTTTAGGTGGATTTATAACATCATAACCAGATCCACCATTATAAACTTCAACAGAAGTTAATGGACCATAATAAATGTAATCTTCAGATACTGGTGTTTTTATTTGAACACCATCAATCATCATACCAATATCATTAAGTGGTGTCTCTCCTTTTCCAGAAACAAATAAATTTTGATATAATGGGAATTTTCTTAAAACTTTATTTGATGTTAGATTTTTATTATTATGAGATAATTTTGTGAAATTATGATTACCTTCTAATGGTTGTAAATCTAATTTAACATTAGTTTCAGTACCAACTAAACCTCTTGAAAGATATAATTTAATTTTTCCTGGATTTCTGACTAAAACTTCAACATAATATCTCTGACCTGATACTAATCCTGGAATTGCTGTTCCATCTGTAGTGTATACAATAGAATCTCCTGTAATGAATTCAATTGGATTATCAAAAACTACATTATTATATTCTTCAGTGTTTACATTATAATCCGTAATATGTGTAGCATCTGCTGTTGAAATGCCAGATTTTATGGTATTGGTAGTAATTTCATAACTTGGTAATGAGTTTGAAGCAACATAACCATCAATATCACCATCAACATAAACATTCAATACATCAGAAAGAATCTGATTATTACCATCTTGCAGTTCAGCACCAGAACTAGTAGCTTTTTTTAACTTTCTTACTAAATCATATTCTTTTAAAGGATCTTCAATAAATGCATTAATACCAGATAATACTACATTTTTTGTAAAAGGATCTATTGAATCTACAATAGCATTAGAAAATACAGCAACAGATTCGTTTCGTTCTAAAATATCAACAATATCACCCACTTTTAAACTTGATTTATCAATTTCTGTAGATAATACAAAATTTGGTTTGTTGACATCTTTTATTGGGAACCTACAAGATGTATTGTATATCCAAGAATTGGCAAATATCTGCTTATATGTGAGATCAGATTGTGGGTTTAGTATTGACTCACCAACATTCTTAACATATACATTCTCACCTTCACTAACTAATGAAATATCTGAAACTGGTACAAAATTAGATAGAACCCCAGTTATTCTTAATTCTACCTTTTTCTCTAAATCCCCATCTTCATAACCAAATATAACTTCATCTGATCTTAAATCAGCACCCATAGATATATCACTAGTATTACCAATACATCCAAGGAATTGATTAATAGTCTTTGAAGTATAGGAAATAATATTATCACCACATAAAACAGTTCCAGTTTCATGAAAACCGACTGTTGAATCAACTGTAATAATAGTTGAATTTGCTCCTGTTGCTTCTAAAACTCTAGTTTTACCAGGAATTGTGAATGTTCCTTCAATTAGATCCCTATCATTAAATCCAATAAACAAAGAAAGTTTGTAATATACCTTATTTTCTCTTGTTAATATCTCAACTTCCGAGACAGAAGCATTTGTTCTCAAATCAGTAGATTTATAGATGGTTTGACCTACTAACTTTGCTGGATCACCACTAATAGGATCTGCAATAACAACTTCTCTACGAATGAACTCTGCATCAGAAGGTTTAACTAAACGCTCTTCTAGATCTAATACCTGAGATTCTACACCATAAAGAACTTTAAATAATATCTTTATAGATTCTTCAATACCCTTTGATTGATAAAAGGTTCTTGCATGTTTAATGAAGTTACCGACATCAAGATCTGGAGTAAAATCATTATCCTCTAAACCAGGTAAAAATGTTCTTTTTAACTTTTTATAGAACTCTTGAATAAAGAGTACACTTAAATT